GGCGGCGTAACAGAAGTAAATCTTATATTATCGCCATTTAGTGCTGCTGTAAATTCAACATCCAATAGTGGTGAAAATGGATTGCTTGTTGATGCAGGGTTTATTCTTGCTGTACTGCTTGCCGTTATCCACTCTGCGTTGTTTAAATATATCCAATCCTGCGTTGCGCCCGGTTCAGTTGAATTAGCTGTTACCAATATAAACCCCAATGAAACCTGCGTTGTCGCATCAAAACTTGGAATTAAAGGGTCTTCGGCAGGTGTTCCGGTTAGTACGGTTATTGTGCCATCTGTATTGGCTACCACCCTGTCAAACCTGTCGTATGTAACATCGCTGTTTGCAAGGGTAACTTGGGTGTATGGTGCGTCATATTGAATATTGCGGATTGCAAAATCAACAGGGCTAACGTCATAAGTGTATCCGCTTACCCATGTTATTATACCGCCATCTTGTTCTACGCCATTACTTATATTGGAAGGAACATATACCCCGTCCGGAAATACTTGTACAGCATTATTGGCCTGTGGTGAAGCAACCAAATCAGCTTGCAGTGGGTATCCATCCGACCCATTGCCACTTAAAGTAATAGCACTTGTGTTGACAGTATATATTGTACCTGCCCCTGAACCCCTGAACCATCTTGTTAAATCATTGCTGCGCTGCCATATTGTATCTGCCTGTCTTACCTGAATGCCGGGAATATACTTTAAATAAGCATCGGCATTCATGGCTGTGGTATCAGCGTAACTATTTCTTAACGCAAAACCTTTATAGGCCGCTCCAATTCCATTAATTCTTACTTCGTTCCCGTCATTTCCAAAAGTTTGCAAGGGTGGCGTTTGCCCAAAGCAAAAAAAGCTAATCAGTATAGGTAATATGAATAGTAGTTTTTTCATTTACTGTAATGCGTTATATGCAATTAATAAATTGTCATGGTACTGCTGGTGGCCTGTTTGGTTTGGGTGTAATCCGTCCGGCATATTCGCAAGGCTTACTAAATCCTTACCATAAATAAACTTTGCCCACGTTCTTGTTACTAATAATTCTTGTATGGCATCTGCATAATCTTCACATGTTGCTCCTTGTGAATTTGGTGTGCTGTAATTGTCCCTGTCAGTTGGGGAAATGCAATAGATAATAATATCAGGTCGTATCGAATGCAGAGAATCTAAAAAGTTTTGGTACTCTGTTTTAAATGTTGATTTTGGTTGTCCCCCTGATAGTCCAAAATTATTTGTACCAAGTAATAGGAATAATTCGTTTTTACGAGTTCCATCCATTTCTGCTGAAACCCATGCCGCCATATCTTCGGCATCTGCTGATGCGAAAGTTAATAGCCGTCTTGCCCCCCATGAATCTGATTGAATATCTCTACCATCTGCTCTGAATAAACCCATAAACCCGGTAACAACAGGATGCGTTGCATTTGCGCCAACTGTTATTGAGTTACCAACGAATAACCACTTATCAAGGGTAGGGTAGGGGGCGGCTATCTCTATTGGCCCTGTTGTAACTACCCCTTGTACATAAACCCCTGCATTTGGTAAAAGAATAGTTCCGCCTTGTGGATTTGCTGTATAGCCATTTACTAATCTTACTATTTTTTCCCCTGCCGGTAATGTTATCGCATAAGTTTGTGTAACATCATCTGCCGTTAATCTTACTGATTGATTATATACTCCATCAACTAAAACTTCGCAGTCGCTTTGAGCGTCAATAGATGAACTTGCCGTTGACCAATTACCGCCAACTTTTACGCTAATAGCTGTTTCACTTGTTCTGAACTCTACATATCCTGCCGTACTTCTTGCTGTATAATTTATACCCGCATAGCCGGGTATAGAAAACTGAAAATGTCTGTCTGTAAAAGTTATATCTCCTGATTGTGCAGGATAATAAAACGGGCCGTTTATCTGTTGCGTTAATCCTGATCCGTTTATTGTTATACTTCCGCCTGCCCCATTAATAGTTGTTTGCTGTGGCTTTGCACATGAATTAAAAAAAACAATAAGTATAGTTATAAATAATCTCATTACTTTAATACTTTATAATCGAAGCCCTGAATGTACCGCTTGCAGGATCTTCCGTTGCCTTCGGTGAAAATCTTATGGTCACTGTATTTGCAGCCGATACCCATCCAGTATATGTTGCCGTAGCTGTTACCGATCCATTTGGAACACCAATTACAACGTCATCACCATCTGCTGCTCCTGTTACTGTTATTGTAAGGTCTGCTACTGCTCCTGATCCTGTGCTTGCAAAGTCCAACGTTGCCGTAGCCGTTAATGTCTTTGCTAATGTGTAACGGGTCGTTGATGATGTAGCGAAATAATTAGTGCCGTCAAATTCAACTGATCCTGCCTCCGGCGTAGTCATGTTAGTGCCTGACGTAAATTTCAATGGCGCTCCACTTGCTGCTGTGCCGCCTGCCGGTAAATGAAGCCATGCCGTTGGTGCTGTAATTGCATTTAATCCAACACGCCCTGCGCTGATAGCGGTAATAACAGGTGTTGTGGTGTTTGGGGATATATAAATTGGCGCATTATTGCCGCTTAATGCTATGGGCACACCAGACTGAACAGCCGTCATAGCGAAACCGCTTGCAAAAGCAATACCCGCAATAGTTACGGCACTGGATGAATTAAAAGTTCTTAATAATCCGTATGACGTACCGGCATTATTTCTAAACCCTAATCCAGAAGTATTAGTTGTTGAATTACTGTTAGTAATTATCAACTGTTCCGATGAGGCACTTGAGCCAACCACAACAGTTGAAGTAGTTTGCAATGATCCTGCATCTGTTCCGCCATAACTGTCTGTTCCAATAAATTTAGGCCCAAGAAATGTTTGAGACCCTGCCGTAACAACCCCTCCAAACGAAATTGATGCTGGTTCAAGATTTAAAGTAGTTCCTGTTATTGTTGCGCCGTTTGCATTTGGAGTTGCCCCAATCGCTCCCATAGAAGAAACCCCGCTTGTAATCGTTGAGGACAAAATACCTGTTCCGGCATCCAAAGCAAGTCCAGTTCCAATAGATATTTCCTGTGCGCTCCCCGTTGATGCAGTGTATCTTCCAAGCAATCTTGCCTGTGTTAAATTTTGGATTTTTGCGTAAGTAATACTACCGTCAATTACAGTTCCTAATAATGAACTATCTGTATCAGATGCCCAACTTATAGTTGAAGTATTTTTATGCATCTTCATATACAGGCTATCGCCGCTTGTGTACCAAGTTTGCTGACCACTTCCTGCATTTTGAATGATAAGATTACCTGCCCCACCAGCCACCGCCCACGTTCCATCAGCCCTTAAAAAGTTAGTCGTTCCACCTCCCGAACCCGGAACAACTCCTTGCAAAACGTCGGTAAACACATCTAATATACCAGTTGCATTTGCAGTAGTTAGTTCTTCTACAACACCTGCTCCACTTGATGATCTTCCTAAAAAAGTATTTGTCGCCGAAACATTCTGCATCTTAGCATAAGTAACAGCACTATTATCTATTGTCCACGTTGCGCCTGATCCACTTACTGTAATATCTCCCTTATCCCCATCTGAAATACCTCCACCACTCCCAATCTCCACCCATGTCTTAGGGCTTCCAGACCTTACCCATAAACTCATAGTAGCATAGTTGAATATAACTGCTCCTAATGTATCTTTTAAGATAAATGTATTTGCCTGCGTGGTATCGGTATAACGGGGGATAAAAAGTGCGTTCCTTGCTGATAAATTTCCATCTTCAACTACAAACGTTTGATTTGCTCTTGGCGAAAAACCAGAAGTACTTGCCCTCGTCTGCCCAAAAGAATTAAATGAAATAATTAAAATTGATAATATTGTAAGTAGTCTTTTCACTAATTAATTTTTTGAATTATTATGTTGCCGAAATTGGCGGCATCAAATCCGGGTTCTATAATGACTATTCCTGTTGATGTATAATTAAAAAATTCGCCAGAAAATAAATAATTAGAACTAAACCCTGTAACAAACAGCATAACCAAATCACCTACAATTCTTGAATCATTTAATGTTACCCCATCAGGTTCAAAGTTGGCACTGTTAACAACAATAGGATATTGCTGCCCTGTATTGATTGTGGAAACGCCACCAGTATCCGGCATAATTCTGAATGATTCTCCTACTAATGCCTGCCCTCCTGATAATGGCAATAATTGAAACAAGCCTGTTACTCTATTCCATGAATAATATGTTGCTCCAAATGGTTGCAGTGTTGTGTACTGCATCAGGCTGTTCCTTGCAAAGTCAACATTGTATCCTCTTAAATCAGGTCTGCCACCCAATCCATTCAGATAAACTGAAGAACCGCCGGTTGGTATAAGCGTACTGCCATCTACAATGAAATCAATAACATCGGGTATTTGCACATCAGGATTTAATGGGGAAATAGAACCGCCGCTACCTGTTGCTTGCTGCGCTTCAAAAAAATAAGGGAACATAAGCGTAAGCAAATAATTCCCTATAGGAAATAAAATTTCGCTGGTTGGGTCTTGGTTATATTCATACTCCACATCTTTTCTTGTTATGTAAAGTTTAATATCCAAATCTTCATCCAGCGTTGCGCCGGTTGTAGCTTTCCTCTTTGCTTCCTTATAACGGGCTAATGGTTGACAAATCTTAGCCCAATTTATTAAGTCAAGTGTTGCGTATGCCATTAGAAAAATACTTGAATATTATCCGTTAATTTTTTTTCTTCATCCAAACAAAACTGAGCAATAGTCTGATCGTTAAGGTATGCTACAGCCTGCGCCGCATCGTCAAGCAAACACCTTAATTTGTTTTTATTATACCAAAAATTATTTCTTGTTATTGTGTTTAAATTAGCTGAAAGTGCTTGTGTAAGTTGCCGTAAGAATAAATCACCGTACCCTGTAAATAAACAAATTCTTGTTTTGGAGGTATCTATTGTAGAGCCTGAATAAAAATCTACAGTTACTTGTAAGCAATAATCTTTATCTAATATGTCAACATTTAAAGTATCTCCTGCGCCTGCCGAATATGGCCAATAGATATAATCAACCGTCACCCCATCTGGAACTAATGGGTCTCCATTGTATTTCAGAATTGAAACAAGCCTGCCCGTTATAGTACCTGATCCAGTACTCGTGTCGGTGAAAACTGCAACTGATAAATCTCCCGCCAGTTGGCTGCTGCTGAAATTTGGCGTGATTGGCATTTATATAAAGTTTAGGGGTTCATTATTAAAGAAAAGGATGCCCCACTTAAAAGGCATCCTTTTTGTAATTGCTTATAATTCAAAATATAAAGTTTAGGGTAGCCAAAAGTAACAATTTATTTCAAAGAAATAAGATGAAATATTTGGAGGGAAACATTTGTGTCACTATATTCGCTTTATAAAGTTTAGGGTAGTCCCGGTAATCCACCAGCTTTTCTAAGCCAGTATTTATCGGGGCTATATTTTTTACTACCTTTGAAAAAACAATACATGGCAACTATTATCCTTACTATCCCCCAATACGCAGACAAATTAAGAAAGAAAAAACAAAACCGATATTCTGTATTTAAAGCAGTACAAAAAAACAAACTGCATCTCCTCCCAGGTGTCGTCAATATAACTAAAGTTGGTCGTTACCACTTATTAGAAGTTACTTCTTAACTGCCTCTTTTTTATCCCTGCTTTTAATGTTTTTCAATACGTCCTGACCATTCTGCGCTGTGTTAATCCATTTAGAAAACTCATTAACAAATAACCCGGTATCTTCTACTTTTAATTCCATCAGCTTTACGCCACCTAACTTTACTTCGCCTGTTGATATATCATGGGTAAGAATGCCGCTGTCCATTGCCTCTTTTATTATCAGGCGTACCGGCGTTTCATCACTTTCGTATGTTTTTATAAATTCATCCGGCTTGCTGCTTGCCAAGTCTTTTATTTTAGCCATTAAAACCTCTGTATCCTGATAGGATGGCTGGTTCAATGCTGCCATTACTTCTCTGGCCTTCTGTGGTGTTATTTCTTTTACCAAATCCAATGCCTTTTTCAGAATATCATACTTTGTAATAGATGCTTTGGTGTCTGATTTCATATCAACTATCTCAAATAAAGGTTCAACAGACCCATCAGCACAAGGGCTTCCTTTTCTTTCCGGCGAAAGCCATAGTATTTCATACAGTTCTTCGTCCTTTGCAACACCAGCCGACAATGAAAACTTACCCTGAAATCTTGAATACAATCCTTGACCGGGAACAAAAAATCTGAAAGTTAATGGCTGCTCACCATTCCATTGATCTACACATCCAATATCAACATACCCACCAACTTCATTTTTTTTCTCATTGTCAAGTTGATAAGGGTCATAGATTCTCATGTTTGTTTGAATCTGCCTTTTGCCATACAGCACAGGGTCTTTACTCCTTTCTCTTTCATCAGGCTCCGGGTTTGGAACGCCGTTTAACATTCTGAATACAACAGTTTCTCCGGGTTTTAGTCTTGGGATTTTAGCCTTTAACTTGTCTGAAATGTTGTTAAAAACTTTAGAAGATTTCATAAATGAAAATTTAAAATATAAAAATGGAAGCGACTTCGTGCCGCCTCCAATAAAAAACAATATTCACTTACGCTACCACTTGCTGTTTAACCAAGTGCTGCGGAGCTAAAACCTCAAGCCCCTGGTAAGTAACGAAGTCAGTACCGTTAAACATTCCCTCTCCATTAGGATTGATAACGTTCAATGCACCATAATGTACTTCATTTACAAGGTCATTACCATAAGGTGTTTGGCGGGGTATATAACGTACCCTTATTTGCTCATCACTTCCACCACCTTCTACTTTAACCTTGTTGTTAATTGGAAGATAGAAAAGATTCTTAGGTATGTTTGAAAATCCAAAGGTAACAGGATGGTCAAGGATTGGCATTACCCTGTAATAAAAGGTAAACCGGCCTGCCATCACTTTGTTTACTTCCATATCCAACTCTTTGCCGCTAACAACCAATCGTACAGATGTTACGCCAGACGAACCCAAGTTCTTGTAGTATTTATCAAGGCATCTTATTGATGCTGTTGAACCGGCTACCAAATATTCTTTTGGCGCACGTACTGAAACCAGCGTTGATATGATATTGTCGAGATTTGCCTCTTGGTAAACCCCAAGCGTACCATTAACCAATGCAGTACCGTAAAGGTCAATATACTTGTTTACCCCTCTTGTGGTTTGAACTGCTCCACCACCGGAAAGAGTGCCAAGCGGAACACTTACAGGCGCTAAATTAGGGTCTGTTAATATTGGGTTGGTGTCAGAGAATGAAGTTACTGACATATCACCACCCCAGAAGGCGGCATTGATGTCCGATTTTTGCTTAACTTTTTTCTCCCACTGATCTTTGAAGAACCATTTTGGTTGCCCCTGAAACTCAACTTCTACTGTTGCTGCGCTTTGAATATCAGTGATACGGGATTGCTCACGGAATATCTGCAATTTGTTGCTTTGCTTTGTCAACCCGTAACGGATATTTGCTGCTGTATATGAATTTTCGCCAACAGCCCTTGAAAATAATGAAAGCGTATCGGTTGCACCAAGCGTTATGTTTGCGTCGGATACTGACTTTATAGTAACGGTGTCAATGCCGGATGAAGTGCTTACTGCTGTAATAATACCTACAATATTATTGGTAAACATAGCAAGATCATCGGGTCTTGCATAGCCGGAACTGGCTGCATTTAAAGCAGGTGTTACCTGTGTTGTTCCTGTTCCTGTATTTGATGTAACGGTTACTGCTTTAATAAGCGGATCGTCATAGAATGTATAGTAAACGGGCTGTTTTGTCGGCATTTTAGTATCTGCCAAGCTAAGGATGTCACTTAATTCATCCTCGTTATAAACATCTGTAATTTTTTTATTTATCTCTCTTGTATCCAACATGGGATCAAGAGCAGAAACATACGATTTTTGAATCGTACCGAGACTTGCTGCCATTTTGTTTAAAGTTTAGGGCATTATTAATGTTGTTAGCGGCCTATATCGCTAAACTTCTTAACGGTTACATTCTGTACATCGTCAGTTTGCATAGTAGCGACTTTGGCCTGTGGACGTTGGGCATTCTGCCCTTCTTCCACTAATTCGTGTCTGCCGCCACGCTGTTTCCCATAATTAAACACTTCCTGAATAAACTTTTGCGGATTGAATGTAAATAGGGCAATCAATTGCTGCTTGGCAACGTCAGGCTCCCCCTGGGGTGTGCTTGTCAGCTTACGCCAAATTGTTCCATCATCCGTAAAGGCTTTTGTAATTAATTCTGGTTTGTCAATGTTGAAGTTGAACGGAGGCACGTTTTCGCCTAAACTTATGGCAACTCTCTTGCTTTCATTCAGTTTTTTCGTGGCCTCATGGGTTAAATAAAAATCTCTAACCTGTTCAGCTTGCGTGGCTATTTGTTCTCTATTTTGCTTCCATTGCTCATAAGCCTCATCTTTTTGAGGAATAGGAGTATCTGAAATCTTAAATTTTTGTTGTTCGGCAATTTTAGTTTGCCTTATTTTATAGGCATCTGCCTGAAGTTGTAATGTTGCAAATTCTTTATCTTCATCCAGCGCATCATCTGAAACGCCATATTTTCTGTTAAACATTAAGTCAATTTGCCTTGCATCAAATTGTGGATACTGTTTTCTTAAATCATCCTTCAATAAGGCATCATCAGTTATCTTATTATAATCAACGGCTTTAGCTTGTAAATAATCAATGGGTTGGCCACCACTTTTTATATGCTGGTCTATTTCTATGGCAAACTCTGAAATGCCTAATTTTTTAAGCAGTTCTTTGGTATCTACCTTTTTAATTTCTTCATCTAAATTAAATGATGGCTGAACTTTTTCTTCCGTAGCGGCGGCAGTTTCATCACCCATTGAAATATCAAACTGTGAGACGCTTTCATCTGCTACTTGTGTTTGAGCAGCACCTTCCGTAGTTGCGGCAGCATCGGCTTGAGTGGTATTGTCCGCTTGCGGTGTATCAATAGTGGTGGTGGCTTGTTCTGTTGAAGTAGTTTGTTGTTCAGCTTTTTCTAAATGATTCAGAACATCGCCAAAAGTGGTTTGTGCGTAGGTTGCGCCTTCCATGAAATATAAAGTTTAGATTAGTAAATATAACATTTTATTTGAAAATCAACTTTTTGCCTTAGATACCGGCTTCTTATTGGCTATCTTTTGCTTCTCAATCGCCGTGACCGAATCTATGTTTTTCCCTATTAAATGTGACGTGGCATCCATTTGCTTGCTGCTTTGCTGCGCCTGCGCTGCTATCTGCTGTGCAATGATTTTTGCTTCGGCGGCTATCTGCCCTACATTCATCCTTCCTTCTGATTGTACTGTTTCCCCCTGCAAGTCCATCATTTTCTTCATCTGCTCAATCTCAAACTCCATCTTCTTTTCTATGATTATTCTTTGAATATCAATCTGCCCCTGCATTTGAATGGTTTGCTGATTCAACTGCGCTGTCATCTGCGCTACTTGTGCATTGCCTTCGGTTTGTTGCTGTACCAATTCCATCTGCTGTGCATGTAGCGCCTCTTTGCGCTTCTCTATTTTATAGTCTAGTATGCCCACTGCCTGTTTTAAATTACGGCATGACATAATCAATTGTTTATCTCCTACGGTAAGAAGCCCCTGTGAATCTTTTATGCTTACATCCTGCCACAACTGTTCTCTTTGGTACGGCGTTGGGGCATCGTCAATGAATATACCTAATTCATGCAGCGCAATGTCGGGATTGATATTAAAGAATTGAATAGCATTACTACCCAATGCTTTTGCATAACCTTCTACTTTGCCTAATTTTACGGCTATCTGTACCTTCTGGACAACGGCATCGGCGGTTTTTCTTAATAAGTGTTTATCGGCATCTGATATGAGATAAATAGCGTTATTGGTTGCCTCTACCATTGCCTGATTGGTAGAGTTTAAATTTTTGGGATTAACGGTACTGCCATCGGTTACTTCGTTCATACCTGATACCTGCCGCATCATTTCAATGGTATTCATCAGTTCTTCATAGCGTTGGCTGAATGCCGCTAATTGCCCTGTTGCTTCAATGGTTACGGGTTTGTAATTAGGATTGCGGCTTAGCAAATCATTGCTACGCCACGGAACTATATAGTTGCTGAAAATGAAATCTATGGTATCTGATGGCTTGCCTTTTGTCCCTGCTTTCCCGTAGGCAAATGCACCTTCCACGGTTGTCATGTCTATATTTACAAGGTAGGGGATTAGTTTATTGGAAAGATTTTGCAGGTTAAACCATGCCATGCAAGCCTTATCTTCAAACGGGATAAGTCTTTCGGTAATGCCGCCAAATTTCATCTTTGAAAAATTCCATGCATATAACTGAATATCCAGATCGGTATCCCACCATGAAGAAAGTTTACGGTTTTGATTTTCTCTTATGCCCCAATCGTGCATGTAATCCGTTCCTTCTATCCACGATGCTTTATAAGAAACTTTTCTTGTGCTTTTAAGGTACTTCGGCCCTTGTTCACCATGATCGCCCGTTTGTTCTATGGAATCATAAAAATCATTTCCTTCGCCTTTTTCTTCTAACTTACCTTCTTTATTAACTAAGAATTGTTTGTTTTTATAATCTGTTTTGCCAAACCGTAGATTATCCCTGTTATCTTTTTCTTCTTTATAAACAGTGTCATTCCAGCTTAGGAATTTCATCTGTATAACAGTTACCTTAAACTTGTTCCATAGCTGATTAAACCCTCCCGAAAAAGGGATGTAGGTGGAAGGATTACCATTTTTATTAATAGCCTTTTTACATATATCATCCAACTGCTCTTTTGTATAATAAGGGGCTAAATCAGCCACGTATGTAGGTATTACTTCAAACCAATGCGTCATATCAGGGAAATAGCCATTTCCAAATTACTCCAAAAAAAGTTTGACCTGCAAGCCTACGCTATTGACCCCGTTGCCAAGAGTGAGGAAGATGCCTACTTCAATAAAATGAAGGTGAAGATATTCATGCGGGAGGAAGCGGAGAAAGCGGGTTCAGATTTAGCCAACAGCCCTATGCTGGCCCCGCAACCGGGAGAGCCGCAGGACTTGGAGCAACTTGCCATGCAGAAAGAATTTGGGTATAAACATGCCATGTCCATGCAGGCAGAAAATGCTTTTAATTTAATCTTCCAGCAAAACGATATTGATGAAATAAGGAAACAGGTTGTAACCAGTGAATACGACTATGGCATTGCAGCCTATACCCAATGGATTGATGAAAACGGGATGACCAAGCAAAGGGCTATTGATATGGAACGATTCGGTAGTTCGTATTTTGAAAAATCGGATGGTTCTGATATGACACACTGGTTTGAAGTAGTGCCTACCTATGTTGCAGATTTAGCCCCTTATTATACAAAAGATCAGTTGG